CCGATAGAAACCCTTTTAAACTTCGGTGTAGCCATTAGGTCGTGGTGTATCTAATTCCGTTATTACAACAAGGTTGACAAACCTTGTCAATCCCCCTGAAATTGAAATTCAACGCCTTGTAGACGTTATCGAGTTCGGCGATAAGGCCGTTTCGCGAAGCGACCGTGTTGCCTTTACGGTCGATGTCGAAATCACCGTCAAGCAGCCTAACTAAGTCGGGTTTGCTGACGTTCAGCGAGTTGCGGTTGGTACGCACATTCGCATTGTAGAGCATCTCGCGCAGGAAATCGACAGCCACCGATTTGAGTATCAAGTCGGTGAACTCCGCCCTGTGGCGAATGATGAAGTCGGTAAGGTCGCAGACCACCGAAAGCCGCAGGTTCAAGCCATGGTTCGACAAGTAAGTATACTCGTTATCGGCTAAATCCCACATAAACGGCTCGCCTTCTCTGCCCTCATCCACGACTTGCTGGCTCACCATAAACGGATGAACTTCCAAATACTTCGACCAGGCAAGATAGGACGAGTAATCAACAGATGAGCAAGAGCCACAGGGAGCCTTTGACCAATCCCGGTTCTTGTAGATGGCCTTGTTGTTTTCGTTTTGCTCGTAAACCAAGTAGTAGCTGCCACCTGCATCAGTGTCCTCGCTAACATATGGCAGGTAAAGAGGCTCATCGAGTTTAAACCACTGCAAGCCTCCACCGGTTTTCGTGTAGTCAAGCCGTAAAGTTTTAAGCGGCGCCGGATGACTGGAGTGGAGCAAGTATAGAGTGATGTTCGAGGTGCTTACAAATTGCAGGCCAATCTCATCAATCTTCACGGTCACGCCGTTGTAACGAGCGGGGACAAGCTCAAAGCCGGCCCACTTGCCGCTATACTTCTCGCGGTCAAGCAGTCGGCCAGCTTGGTCGAACAGCGTCCTGCTATCCACGATGGATTTGGCCGTGCCTTTGGCCATACGCTCCGTATAATAGCGCGTTATGGCTTTTTGGACGTAGCCCCTCGTCTTGGTACGAAGCCAATCTGAAAAAGCCTTTTCGCTTGTAAAAGGTTCCCACTGGCGGGACGATGGCGGAAGGTTCGTAGTCACCGTCGCTATATAAAGCTTGTTATCCTCCTCCCACCTCACAATCGAGCCCTGGAGATACTCAGTATCATCCTCGTACGCAGGCCAATTGGTGTTAGCGAAATCGGGGGCGATGCTTATAAGATTAGTCAAGGTGAGGAAGGGGTGTACGCTTTGGTAGTACAAACCCGATTCACTCTCTGACAAATCAGTGGCGAGTTGCATTTGGGCGGGGTTGTAAGGCTGCTCCCAGCCTACGAGCTTCATAAGAGCATCTACGGTTTCTTCGATTCTGAACATGGCGAAAAGGTTTTTTTAATTAAAGTTGGAGGGAGGCGGCGAACCGCCTCCCTGACAACCGAAACGACCGTTTAGACTTGTGAAGTGTAAACAGGGCTGTTTTCGTCGTTGACCACCTTGACGGGCATACCGTACTGGGCACCAGCGTTGTCGATTGAGAACGACATGATGGGGCTGGGACGGTTGTCCGCGTCGCTGTTGTAGGCGGTGAGGAAGGCCACGTCAACGGCGAAACCGTAGTGCTCCTTGCGGGTGCGGGTCATGTCGGCGGTGGCTGCACCAGCGATGCCACTGTAATCGCCCACGGAGTCGTAGAAGTACGTTCCGCAAGGGATGTTCAGGAACGGCAGGTTGATGATGCCCCACTCGTGGCCATCACCGCTACGGGTACCGAGTAAGCAGTCGCGCTCGAAGCGGGTCAGCATACCGATAGAACCGTTTTGGATGGCGTAACCTTGAGCGTACAGGTTTTCGTCCTTCACGATGGAGTTGGTGAAGTCGAAAATCTTGCCGGCCCACTCGTTACGCTTATTGACCACGTTGTAGGTGTCCTTCTGGGCGAGCTTCTGCAGCAAGCTCTCCACACCAGCGTCACCGACGATGGTGAGACCGCCAAAGAAGTCGTCGGCACCCATCATCACCTCAAGGTCGCCGAGGACGTTCTCGCGCTGGTTGAAGGTGGCTTCGAGGTTGTTGCCGACGAACTGGTACAGCAGCGGGTTGCTCAGCACGCGGGTCTTGGCAGCGGCCAAAGCGGTCAGAGCGGCAGCGTCAAGGTCTTTGGCCAAGGCGAAGATGTACTTCATCATCTTGGTCTCGAAGTCGCGCTGCATCTTGATTTCATTGTTCATGTACATGGCGGGGGTGATGGTGAAACCCCATGCGTAGGTCGCAAAGGTAATCTGCACCATGCGAGAAGTGTTCTCGCTGTCGCCAATCAGCACGTCACGAGTGTTACCGATGCTGATGTTGCCATCGTAGTCGATAACAGGGGTCTCCAGCGTACTGCCGATGGACAGCCTGGCTTTTTCCTTCAAATCGTCGGTCAAAATGCCAGTCGGGTCCTCCGACATACGCTTGAAAGCGTCCAATGCACCGTAACGGCTGCGTCTCAGCTCGTACTTGTCAAGATACGAGCTGGCTCTCATGTTCTGAGTTCTCGTTAAAATAAGTGACATAGTTACTTGATTTTTAAGGGTTTATACTTATATTGTCGTTAGCCCTCGCGTCGTTACCCATCGCGTCACGGTGGCATAGGTTATTATCGTAGCGGCAGTTCCGCCACTTTGTTATCCTGCCTCAACTGGAAGGCCTGCTCCGAAAACTCGGCTTGGTCGCGGGTCAATCCTTTTTGCAGCAGGTAGTTCTCGATAGCGGCGTCCGCCTCAATTTGGGTGCGAATGTTGGCCATGTCAAGCATAACCGCGTTGCCTCCGGCACCGCCCCTCGGAGGTGTCGTACCGCCCCCCCTCGTGGTGCCATTGTCGAGAACGTCCTTGAGCGAAGTCTCGCGAAGCAGTTCTGACACCGTGTAGGGGTTGTAAGCGTTATTCTTGTTGCGCAGCACTTCGTTGTTGGCGTCGCGCAGCTGAACGGTTTTCACACCGTTTACTTCGTTGACCTCAACGTTACCCTTCGCGAGAATTTCACGCTTCGCGGCTTGCAACAAAGCACCCTGGACAGCTTCAGAGATACCCGCCTTGAACTTCAGTCCTGCGGCTGCGGCTGCAAACTCGCTGTCGAAGCTCATGCCGACGAGCTCTTTGGCGTGGTTCGTCTTCAGCTCAGCGATTTCAGCCTCCTTGGCGGTCAATTGGCCCTGCACCTCGGTAGCAAGTCTCTTAGCGTCAGCAAGGTCCTTTTTCAGCTGCTCGTCCGTAGAGCCCTTAGCAATCTTGTCCTCAAGGCTGGTAACCTTGGCGTTGGCTGCGTCAAGCTGCGTCTTATAATCGCCGAGTACGCGCTTCACGAAGTCGTAGGACTTCTCGCCGTTGTTCTTGGTAAGCCCTGTAACGCTGGTCACGTCAGCGTCGTACTGGCCGTGCAACTCGCCAATCTTGCGGCTAAGCGCGGCCTGCTCCGCGTTATTAACGGCAGTCAACATCGTGGCCAGTTGCTCGTCTGTGAGGTTGTGGCCTTGCGGCAGCATCGCTTTTAATTCTTCAATCGTAAACATGGTTTGTCGTTTTTTCGGTTGTTACTTTTTTTACTTCGAAACCCTGGCTTCTCCGTAGGGGTCGTGAAGCACCTCAAGGATGACGTACCCCAACTTGGCATGGTTGGCTTGGAACAGCTTCCATTCCCCGTAAGAGAAAGCTTGTACATAAGGCGTACCGATAGGCTTGCCCGTTTGGGGGTCAAACTTGGTCCCACGACGGATTTTCAACCAAACCTTACGCTCAGCACCCTTCGGCACAGTAAAGCCCTTAGACGGCTTCTTTTCGGCCTTTTGCGCGGGTTGCGGTTCGGGCTCAGGTTGCGGTTCGGGTTGCGGTTCGGGTTGCGGTTCAGGTTGCGGTTCAGGGTTGAAGTCCGCCAGAGCCATAGCCTCTTCAAGTTCGGCCAGTTCCTTGGCCAACTCGTCGTTCCAGTTTTCGGGCTGGTTTTGCTTAATGTCAAGCAGTTGTTGGTGTCGTTCCGACAGCGTTTCCAGCGTCGGGGACTCGTTTTGCGTCTTCTTTGGCATAGTCGTTCAGTTTATTGATTATGATATTTACTTTTTCGCGGAGCGGCAAGTTGATACCGAACTCCGTTATTTCCATATTGTCGCGCTCGAAACGAGCGATATAAGTGCTGAAATTCAGCTTGACGAGGAATTGCTCCTTACTGATTACATTGGTGGAAAGCATCGTTTCCATCTCGGTAACTTTCATATGGGGGTAAGGCTCAAGCTGCTTCAATAGGCTCATGCGTTTCAGCAGGAGCGGGTTATTACGATACTCGACCTCAATAATCTGCTGGGAAATCGCATCAAGCTCGGACTGCGAAGCCCCGCTGTCCTTGGCGGTCTTGTACTTTTCATAAAGCTCATCGACCGTGAACAGGTAGAACTCCGTGCCCCAGTTGATGGACGAGCCAAGGAACGCAGCACCATAGCGCAACTTACAGATAGTGTTCTCAACGAAACGTTGGGCCTCCTCGAAGTTCGTGGTGATGCTGTTCAAAACCGCAGTCTTGCTTTCAAAGTTAGCGGCGACCTGCGCCTCGTTGATAGCCTCTTTGTCCTCGACCTCACCACCGGAACCAACAACCTCGTTGCGTATCTGCCTGGTTGGGCACCGGCACTTCAACGAAAGAACCAGCACCGGCAATCCGACGCTTGGAACACACAGGGCAGACCTTGACTGACCCATCGGCCAAAATCTGATAATGGTCGTTAGCGTCTCGCAAGAAACCGCCATCACAATATTCGCCTGTCTCGTTATTCTCGAAATCGCAGTCCGCTTTGTACGCGCTATAAATAGGATAGGCCGCGTAGGTGTCAAGGTGGCGCTTCGATATGGCGAAGAACAGGTACCAGTCAAGGTTGGAAAGTTCCTTTGTGAGCGGGTTGCGCTTCAGCTCCTTGTCGCTCATGTTGACGAACGAAGTCCAGAAGAACCTCGCAGGTGTGAAACCCAAACCGTGACGCGACAAGCTCATAGGCGTAGGTAACAACTCGCCTTTGTCGTCGATTTGATAGACCCCTATCTCCTCTTTGTCGAACACAGCGACGCGGTTGCGCGGTTGCTTGAACGCTAACCACTCGAACCGACCACGGGAATCCATCTCGTAGTCCAGCACGTCGTCAATCTCCAACCAATAAAAATAGGGTTCTGGCAAGTCGGTGGTCTGCTTTTCTGGCAGGTCAACCACGAGAATGCTGTTTGGTGAGACTTTCATCTTGTCCCAACCAACAGTTTTCCAAATGTCCGGCTCGCGCAATTCGTTCTTACGGTAGCGTAACCAATCCTCGTGATAGCGGTTATCGGTGAAGCTGTAGTCAAACGAGGCATTCCTGCTGTGGAACACCTTTTCCAACTCGTGGTAAATGTCCTCGACAAGCGCGGTGGAAGGAAGCGGAAAGCGGAACAGCTGTGCAAACACATTGAATTTGTCGAGGGGCAGCATACCTTTGACCCAATCCAAAAACAACGAAGCCTGCACTCCAGCTTCGGCTGGTGATAGACTGGGCTCGGTATGGAAGCGGATGCGCTGCTGCAGCGACTTCGCCCGAATGAGCGTTGTCGAATGCAGTCGCCTCTGCACTATCTCCTTGACTTGTTCAAATCTCATAGCTGTTACTCCTTTGCTTTTTTCTTTCGGATAAGTTCGCCGTTGACAAACTCGTAGGGGCTGTCGGGCGGCAGCACCCAGCCGCTCGCCTCTTCGCCCATAGCGAGGATTCGAGCGGCATGGGGTAATTCAAACTCATGGCTCACAGCCACGTCGTTTGCGCCGACCAACAAAACCTTATGATTAACCTTGTTTCCCATAATGGCAGAAATAGCGGAAAATAGCTTGCTAAAGCATTAAGCCGAAGCCACGTTAGCAAGGTCGGTCAGAGGATTGAAGTCCAGTGTACCTTGCTTGACGATGGTGAACTTGTCAGACCAGTTCGGCAAGAACGAGAAGTTAATCTCGTTGCTGTCGGGTTCCGAATAGCCGCCCAGGTTCAAGTCGCCCACGAAGAACTCCTGCACAGGAATCGGGTAGTAGGTCGTCGGGTTGGCAAGGTCGTCGGCTAAGCAGCCGATGTTGCCGTACTCGTCGATGAGGTACACACCGATTTCCTCGCAATAGTAGTCCTTCATAGCCTCGATGGTGGCTTGGCTCTCTTGGTAGAACACGCCTGTGAACTGGGTGGCTTCGCGGCCAATGGCCATCGGCACACCGCCACGGGTCTGGTTGTCGCCTCCGAAGGTACGGACAACACCCGGTTCGGTCTCAGGGTTCTGGACATACGGCGACACGGTGATTTTCGTCCCGTCCGAGGCGGACAGCTTGGCGGTCCAACTGGCCTTGGCCGTAATCGGGTCGGTGGAACCCGAAGCGGCGAAGGAGTTCTTGGTAGCACCACTGGAGAACACGCGCTGGAACAGGAGCTTCTGCGTCTGACCGAAAGCGACCTTGCAGTCAGCCACGGTCAAGTCTTTGATATGTGCGCCCAAAGGGCATCCACAGTTAAGTCCCATAATGATTTGTTTTAAGGGTTAGACATATAATCTACGCACCAACCAACGGTGCGACCGACTGCAAAAATAGCGAGGCGAGCGGACTGGCGGAGGGATTTTAATGGAATTAACTATTTACGACTCGTACGCCCTGCACGGCTATCTTATGCTCTCGTACTTCTACGACAAGCGTAACACCCTCTGGAGCGTCGTCGTGGGCGGACTTCTTGGCGTTCTTGCGGTAGCTCATCAGGGCCTTGTAGAACTTAGGCCACATACGCTCCCAGCCTTCGGGGAAGAGTATGTCGTTCTGCGCGATGGCTGATGCGGTGAAGATGCGGGTGAGCTTGTTGCCGGTCTGTGTGAACGTGCGTATGGTGGTGCGCTTGTTACGCTTCTCGACGCGGAGCTTGCGCTTCACGGTTCGGGCAAAGCCCCTACCACCGTTGTTCGATTCAATGTAGGATATGTAGATGCCATCGCGGTCGAGCATATCGGTTACAAGCTGCTCGGTAACCTCCATGGGCTCGTCTGTGAAGACAACGTTGATAACGTAAGCGTACTCAGGCGTGTCGATGAAGTCGATGGAGCACAGGCTGTCCGCGCCAGTGTCCGCCGTGTCGGTCACGTTGAGGCGGCAGCGTCGCGGAACGGAGGGAAGCATATCGGGACGGTAGGTGCGAAAACCGAGGCTGTACATCAGGCCCTCCTTGGGTGTCGGGTCCTGCATATACTGTGCGTCGAACACGATGGGGTTACGCTCGCGTAGGCGGTCAAGCTCCTCGAGGGTATGCTTCAGCGGCCAAAGGGCGGAACGCTTCCCCGTGGCGGGGTCGGTCTGTATAGCGGGGAGACTGAGGACGCGCCACTCGTCAGGTTCGCTCTCCATGAGGTAGCCGCAAAGGTCGTGCTCGTGGAGACGCTGCATGATGATAATGATTGGGGTGTTACGGCTATTCGCACGGGAGCGAATAGTGTTCTCGAATCGGGTGTTGATGCGTTCGCGGGTGAGGTCGGACTCCGCGTCCTCAGGCTTCACAGGGTCGTCGATGATGATGGCTCCGCTGAATACCCGGGTCACATCCATTTGGTCGAGCAAGGCTATGACCGAGTCGTCCAACGCGAGGTCGTCGAAGGGTGAAGGGGTTTCAAGACGCGACGATAGGCCGAGGTGAGGAGCAGGGTTGGTCAGGCTGGCCGAGTTGGTGTCGCCCGCACCAAAGCCTGTCACCTGGCCTTGTGTTGAAACAGCGTAGAACTCTCCGCCTTGGGCGGTTTTCCACCGCTTAGCCGAGCCACGTTCTTTCTCCAAGCTCGAGTTGGGGAACAGCTCTTTGTAGAGAGGAAGCTGCATCGTGCTTCGTATGGTGTCGGAGTTGTCCTGTACGAGCGTATCGGAATAGGACAGGTGTAAGAAGCGGCACTTCGGGTTAAGTGCGAAGCACCACGAAACGAAGCACTTCACGGCCAGCTCGGTTTTGGAGTAACGAGGCGGTATGTTGATAATAAGGCGGTTGCACTTACCATCCACTACGTCTTGCAATGCGTCGATGATGAGCTTGTGGTGGCTTGATACGATGAACGACTTGCCGTACTGCGCCTTGAACATGGCGCGGGTAAAGTCCTCGAGGGACGACAGCAAGTCAAGAGTGAGCATCTGCTTAGGGTCTTGTACGGTCTGGGAGTTCGGTCGGTTCTGCATAGCTTAGAGGTATGAGGTATGAGGTATGAGGTATGAGGTATGAGGTATGAGGTATGAGGTATGAGGTATGGGGTTACTGGAGCAATGTCTCGCGTATCACGAGGTAAGCCTCGCGGCTGACAGGGGTTGTCGGGACGATGGTCTGTGGGGTGGCGGGTAAGGCCGGGTCGGGCTGACCGCCAAGGCCCAGCGATACGTTGGCGTTGTTTGACGGTTTGCCGAAGATGCGGTCCCACAACCGCTCCACGGTCGCGGTGTCGCCTCGTTGCACGTCCCCGAGCAGGCGGTTGATGATGGTCTTGATAGCGACAGGGACGGCAGGGTTGTCGCGAATCGTGATAAGCTGCGCTTCGGAAGCGGTAAGCAGTGCGGCTAAAAGGTTCTCGGTGTCCGCCTTGGTCAGCCCTCTGTCGAGGTTGACGTTGAGCTCCTGCATGAGGCGGGTCACCTCAGCTTTGCGGTTGGAAAGCACAGGCGCAAGCGTCTGGGCGGGGTCAGGGCTCTCCTTGGAACGGAGCTTCTCGATGGCGTAGGGCATCGTCTCAGCCTCTAACTCCTCTATGACGGACACCTCTTGGGCTATTTGCCCGGCCTTGCGGTCGTCGCCTCTCTCCTGTGCATCCGCGAGAGCGCGTTGGCGAGTACGACGCAAAGCGGACAACTCTTTACGCGTGCGCTTACGCACGGTCGCGTCCGTGAACTGTTCAATATCCTGTTTGCGAGTAGCGTCAGAGGCGAGTCGGCTGTTCAGGCCCTCGTCCCCATGGTCAGGTACAAGTAGTCCGAGAGCGGCGTCCATCTCTTCAAGTATTCTGTTCTGCATACCAAATTCAATTTGTTTCGGTTAGACGCTGCAAAAGTATGGAAAAATATGTAAAAGCGGCAAGGACATATCTATAATTTTATGGAAAACGCCCCGATAAGGCCGAAAACAAGCCGATAGAGCGCGGGTAAGGGCGGATATGGTACGGGAATAGGGTCAGGGCGACAAAAAGGCCGTGGCGGGCGGGAAATGAGGTCAGGGTGAAAGCGGGGGCGGCGGGGCGGACAGAGGAAGGTCCTCGCGGAAGCGGGTGGTCAGGACGGCGGGAAAGTGTTAAAGAAAGTTGGGAAACGGACTGTTTGGCAATCTGTTTCCCAAAATCTTTTAACATTTAGGCTGTAAGCCGTTGAAAACGAAGCGGGTAGAAAAAATTTCGATGAAACTGAGAAAAAAGTCTGTTTCCTAAAAAATTTTAGCAATTGCTCATAACCGATTGGTAATCAGCGAGAAAAAAAGTTTCGTGAACAGAATAAAAAAGTCTGTTTCCCAAAAAATTTTAACACATTAATACCTAATCGGTTGATTTTCAGCGAGATAGCAACCCAAAAAATGGCAATTTTGGTCGTGAAACCGAGCAACAGACCTGCAAACTTTCTACGGCGGAGTGAAACAGACAACAGAAAATCTCCTACGCGCCTAATACGTAGCGTATACATACCTATGTGTGTGCCTACCGCCTGCGTGTGTTTTTTATTAGGTCAGTTATAGAAAGTTTGTCCATTTTTTGGCGACTTGGTTGCAACGTGCTGATACTCAGGGGCGCGAGCAGCAACCAATTTTGTGAACAGACTTTTTCTGTTGCTTTTGAGAAAAAAGTTTAAAAACGTAAACGGCTGAAAGCCAGAATGATATGCCCGAAATGTTAAAAAATTTTGGGAAACAGACTGTGAAACAGACTTTTTTCTCTGTTCACTCGAAAAAAGTTGGTTACCTTGATTTTCAGCGAGTTGCAACCAAGTCGGCTGAAAAGTACCCCAACTAATTTTGTTAAGGAAAAATTTTCGTCGAGAAAATGCGCCCTTAAAAGCGTTAAGGCGGGCTTCTGGCGGTGGAAAATTATTTTTACCGAAGATGAAAATTTGTTTGTAGACTTAAAAGCGTTAAGGGATTTGGTAGCCTTAAAAATGTTAGGGTTGTATCGGTCGGGAAAAATTTTTTGGCGGTTGAGGCGGACTGGTCGGACCATCATCTTTAAAGGAGAGCCTCCAGATATTCAGGGTAAAGGGTGCAAATGTTAAAAAATAGGGGGTTCGCCAGACCGCCCTACCCCCTATTTGTTAATTATTTTTAAGCAGTGTTAAGGCGAATTGGGAAATCGGTCGACCTGGCCGGTCGAGTGTTAAACTATTTTATGTTATTAAAAAAGCGCATAAAAAAACCGCCCGAAGGCGGTTTGTTAATTACTTTTTACCCTGGCGTTTGCCCCTGGTAGATTTGCTCTCGGCCGTGTCGGTCGGTTCGGCCGTGTCGGTCGGTTCGGCCGTGTCGGTCGGTTCGGCCGTGTCGGTCGGTTCGGCCGTGTCGGTCGGTTCGGTCGGTTCGGTCGGTTCGGCCGTGTCGGTCGGTTCGGTCGGTTCGGTCGGTTCGGTCGGTTCGGTCGGTTCGGTCGGTTCGGTCGGTTCGGTCGGTTCGGTCGGTTCGGTCGGTTCGGTCGGTTCGGTCGGTTCGGTCGGTTCGGTCGGTTCGGTCGGTTCGGCTTGTGGTAGGTTGGTGAAATCGATTTCGTCGACTCTCAAACCACGTTCCGCAATTACGCGCGCGACGTTGCGCGCCTTGTCAATAATAACGTTGACTGATGCTTCATTAAGTGAGGCCTCGTTGAACACTTCAACGGCCTCCGCTGACAAGTCAAGCGTGCCCGCGGCCACTGTTGCACCCATCGCGCCCGAAAGTACGCGGAACGCGTTTAATTTATCCGGCCAGTTGGCCGTTACGCTCAGGTCGCGCGCACCTATTAATAAGGTGCGCAGGGCTTCGTTGGTCAACCCTTGCCAATCGGCCGATTTAATAACCGCAGCTACTGCTTTCAAGTCCTCAATTTGAGCGGTTGCGAGGGCTTCGCGCAACGCGGCCAGCTTGGTTTGAAGTCTACCAATTTTCTCCGTCACGGATTGAATGTCGGCGCGTATCATTGCGGCGGGTCTGTTGTCCGTTTCGGCCGTGGCTTCTGTTCGTGTCACTTCGTTTAATACGGTGAAACGGTGGAACGTCGCAACGGCTCTACCGCTTACGGTTGCAAAGGTGGCACGGTTGTTTGTCTTGTCGAACGACACGCCCCGCAGGGTTGCTTCGATTGTGGTCGGCTTGCCGTTCACGTTGTGCGTAAAACGTACGGGATAGCCTTTAATTTGTTCGGCTGTCAACTTGTAGTTCGCAAGTTGTAAAGGTGTCAATTCGTTGGGCTTGACCTGGTAGCCCGTTTCACCTTGTTCGGCTTCGCGCCAGATGAAGTTTCCATTTTCATCCATGCTCAAGGCGTAGGCCTTGTTGATTTCAAATCTGTTTTCCATTTTTGTAAGTGTTTAATTATTAGTTATTCGGGCAGTTCGTTGGGTCGCCCGTTTCGCCCGTCCGCGGTATCTCTACCGCTTTGACGGTGCAAAGTAAAACATTTATTTTCAACTGACAATGCGTTTAATTGAAAAATTTTTCATCGCGCCGCCTAACCGCTTGATACTCAACAAGAAAAAATTTCATCGTCTACCAAAAACCCGCCAAAAATAGCACCTTGTTTAAAAGGTCACCCAAATCGCCGCCATCCGTGCCGTCCGAAATGCCATCAAACCGAAAAATCGAAAATAAACCCCTTTTTAATCGTTTTAAGACGTTTTTACCCCTTCGCCATATAAATATATCATCCGCCCCGCAAAAACGCCACAGACACGATTTCATCATAAAACCTTAACAATTCAGCACCGCATCATCCGAGAGTTAAAAAAAGATGTGCCCTCGGTCGGGATGGTGTGTGCATCCCGCCACGACTTGAATTGTTAAAAGCCATTAAGGCAGATGTGTGAAGTGTTAACAATCGGTTAACCAAAAATTCGTTAATGCGCACCACAGCTCGTTAAAAAGAATTATGTTAAAAATCTGCGGGTACTGCTCTCGTTATGTTAAAAATCGTTAACCAAATATCTGCCAACACTTATAAGGCCCTGTCAAAACCCGATTTTCGACCCACCGATTTTTTCGGAGTTTTTCTGCCGAAACGCTTTTCCGAGCCCACCGATTTTTTCGGAGACAAAAAAGGCCAGCCCGCTTTTTCAAGCGAACTGGCCCAACGGCTTCCTACGGCCACAGTGTTAGGTCTCCTCGATGGTTAGTTTGTCGGGGTCAGTTGTTATGATGAGCGTCTCGCCTTTCGTGTCGTACCTCGAGAAGTCGAGTACCCTTTGCATTATACGGTCAGCTTCGCACTTGCTGAGGTTGCGCAAGTCGTAGTTTTTGTGTACCGTGTAAAGCGTTACCCTGTACTTTTGCTTACCGCTTACCTCGTGGGTAGGGACTTCTTCGATAAGGTCGATGTTCCTGAAGTTGAATATGGTATCGGTGTAGCACTCATTAATCGGGCGATGGTTTTTTAAAACAAGTGTTTTCATAGCTTATTCCTCCCACTCGATTTTTACAGTATCTACACAATTCACTACTACTGCTGCTTTTTTCGCGTCTTCCTTGGTGAGGTACACGTACCCGCTGCATTCCCCTTCTGGGTACACGTTAATCCAGCCCTCGTGTTTTTGGGTCTTCATAACGAGGTCAAGTTCTGGTCTGTTCACTACCGCACTTCGGTACTCACCTTTGTCGTTGTAGCGGTGTACTTTTTCAAAACCCCCTTCCTCGACCAGCGCGACCACACAGACTTTTTCGTCTATGCCCTCGTGAGGGTTGTTTGCGTCAACGCAGATAACGCGAGCCGGCAATCCGTTTTTCGTCATTACGGGCTCGCCATCTGCAGCTTTTTCCAGATTAAAGGGTCTCATTCCTCACCTCCTTTCCCGTCAAGGAGCAGCACCCCTCTTACTTCCTCCCCGAAGAGGTCTGGGAACGTAGCGAGCATCAGCGCGGATTTCGAGCGGTAGTATTTGCTATCGAGCTCTTGGCTCGTAACGTCATTAAACTGACACCCCTCGCCTACCAAGGTGTAGGATTCCCTTACGGCCTTGTCGCCAGCGGCAACATATAGGCTTTTAATTTTAAGCTCCGTAGGCTTGTTGTTCACCATCCGGTAGCACTTGTCTCCCAGATTGTACTTTGTTTCGATTTTCATATTTGTAGATTTTTTAGGGTTATTGATTATCTGCTAATTCCAGTTCGTTTTTGGTCAGTACGGCTTCAACCAGGGAGCCTATCGTGAGCGCAGAAGCGTCTACTATGGCTTCCTCAGCTTTTTTGCCGAGCTTCTTACTCGTTTCTTTCACGAGACGCTTGTATCCCGAAAAGGCCGCGTAGGTTTCGATTGTGCAGCCGCCACGCTCCTCCCGTATCACCGGTGAAACTTGAACGTAATACCCACGCTTCTCGTTGTTGTAAGTGAAGTAATTGATACCTCCCTTTGAGTAGTACACTTCTACTCTCAGGTGCGTAGCCTCTTTGTTGGGCTTCAACTCCTTGTAGGTAATATGGACCGTATTACTCATATCTGTAGATTTTTAGAGTTCGGATAAATCGTAGCCTTCCTGCTCAAGAGCTTTTTTGACCGCTTCGGGCAGTTCGTAACAACCATCGTAATCGACTACGACCAGTTCGCTTTTATTATTGATTTCAACGTAGAAGTTTCCCGAAACATAGCTTTCGCTATCCTCGCCATCTTGGTACTCCCAAGTTTCGTTTTCTGGGTCGATGCTGACCCACTCGTCTTTTTCATTTACGAATTCCATAGTGTTGTAGATTTAATGTTTTTCGGCAATATTGCCATTGTCGGCAGGAGGGACTCGAACCCTCTAAGCGGCCAACCCGCCTGCCGAAGCCCTGCCTATTCAAGCTGCAGGACGATGTACGAGTCATTTTCGCAAAGGACGAAGATGTTCTCCTCGTTCCCCGAAAGGCAGGACTGAACCTCGATGCCGTAAAGTTTCCACCATCTCGCCGTTACGCAGAAATAGGTCGCGTCCTTGAGAAGCTCCAGACCGATACCGAGCGCGTACTCGTTTCCGAAGTACTCACGGAACGCCTTCTCGCGTTCCCACTGGGACTCATAGCCCTCACCGTCCCAGATGAAGCAGTCCTCGAAAGTGATTGAGCCTTGGCAGGCTTTTCCGATTAGCATGGCGGCGTTCATGGTCTACCTCCTTCCTTGCTTTTCGCTCCACCCGCAAGCATGATGCAGAGAAGCAGGATTGCACTTGTGAGGGCAACCGCTAAGGCTACCCATCCGTAAACGCCCTCGCTGTCGAGAGCCATACCCGCCACTAACATGATGGCGAGTAGGATAAGTTTCAATGCTTTCATTTTCTTACGATTTAGTAGTTTTTATAAATTACTTTACGCTCGTCGATAAGGCTTGTTGCTTTGCAAACGATACATCTGGTTTCCTGCCGTTGGCAGAACTCAACCGCGTCCTCTAATAAGCTAAATAGCCCTACATAGTGGTAAGTCTCTACTGAAACTTCTTCCCAGATTTCGTACGATTTCATAGTGTTGTAGTTTTGTTGTGTTGTCGTTGATGCAAAGGTAATAAATAAATAAAGGAGTCAAGCATTTTTTTCAATTATTTTTTATTAGACGCTCTAAAACATTGATTTTCAGCGCGAAACAATTTTACTAATACCCGAAAAAAGCCTATAAAAAAGCCGTTGAAAATCGTCCCAACGGCTAAAATGCTGAAAATCAATTAGTTGATAGTTTTTCCGTTCTCGGTCTCGTCAACTGGTACCCTCGTGAAGTCTGGTTGTATCTTGACGACCGACTCGTCACGGCGGTACGCTTTCTCGAACAGCCCGATGATTTCGTTGTACAACTTAAAGGACTGCCTGCGGTAGAAGCTCTTGCGTTCCCCATCCGTGGTAAGCTCCAGTTGGTGGTCGTTCCAGTACTTTTTTTCGAGTATCCCGAACCACTGGCGCAGGGCTTTTTTCGTGAAGCGGTAAACCAGCTTCCCGTGTGTTTCGGAGCCTCTATACTTTCCAGAGTACTGCCTCGTATCGTCGATAGTGTCGATTAGTGTGCTGCCGCACCATACCTGCGTCACCCCTCCCATCGAGTAGCCCGACTTTCGCAGTCCGTAAGGAACGCCCTTGTAGAGGCGGAGTAAACTTTTCGGTATGCCGCACTGCCTAAACTTCTCGAATTTCAGTAGGCGGTCTTGGATTTGGACCCGAGCCGACACCAGCTCGTCGTAAGTCATCTCATAGCTGTTTTTCATTTTGAGTAGTTTTTTAGGTGTATGATTTTTTCGGTAGGTATCTCCATACGAGGGACTAACAATCTGGTCTGTCCAGTGTTTTCGGGTTGCCTCAAAACGACAACGCTCCTTGGGAACAGCGAGGAGGCTTCCACCTCCATCACAACCTCCTTGTAATGGTACTTATCGACCAGTATGGTGGCATTTTTCGGGTTCGCCGCCTCGTCGTCTGAGACGAAAGGCAGGGCGCATACATTGTACATATCCCCCTCGCGCAGCGGCTCCAGAGCCATACCGATTTTTTCGAGTAGCTCGGCTAACTTTTTGCAACCGACAGAACCCGCGAGACAGCGGGCCTCGCACCATTGCGAGTAGGCTCTACGGCTGGCCCCAAGAAGCAAGTGCTCCTCGGTCAGCTCGGCTTGTGTGTAGTGGTGGGGGTTGACCTCGAAGCGGATATAGTAACCAGACAGATTCTCACTCGAACCATCCTTGAAATAGGCCGATACACGGATAAAGTGCTTAATCTCTGGGTCGAAGCCGGCCATTTCGGTTTTTTCCGTGTTTACTGGCGTAAGCAGCCAGTTGAACTCTCCGTAGTATGTTCTCATAGCAAATCCTCCTCCATTTCGATAACGATTGCATTTTGCCCCTCCAGCCAACCAACGGCATCATAACAAGCGAAAGGCATACCCGCTACCATACTTCGGTTCGCCGTGTTTACGGCACACATTTGGTATCGACTACCGTAAAAGAGTATGACATCTGCGTTAATGTAGGTCGCGGCATCGAGGAATTGTCGAAGCACACCCCACTGCACCGCCGCTGCGTATCGTGAGCCGAAAAGCAGGAACACCGATGGCTCGCCTTTTTGGTCGTTCTGTCTCGGCAACTTCTCCTTATGCGGGTAGCCGAGTTTGTCGAAAGCTGCCATGATTTTTTTCGGGTCGAGCGGCTTGAACGGCGCCCAGTGCAAGTAAGGTCTGTCCACTATGTTGTGCCACGGATACACAGGTATGCCGGCCTCCTGCGTTTGCAGTACCTTCAATCCATTGACGTAGGTACCCGCAGGGAGTACTGTGGACGTAACCTCGTCGTAGGTGTCGAGGTTGATATTAGTAGGCTTTTCGGTGTTGAAACTTTCGGTCTTGACCAGAAGCACCGTGCAGGACGCGCGGTTGAGGTAAATCGATTTATTCTCCTGGTACTGCACAAAAGGCCTTTCCGACTTTTTACCCTCGCAGAGCGAAATGGCTTTCCAAGGGTCGTAGTTTTTTAGGGGTGCATCACGCAGAAACTCCTGCGCAAAAAAGAACCTACCTTTTGTCAGTTCGGGGTGGTCACAGATACCCTTTGCGAGTTCAAGTGCGGTTTGCAAGGAGCGCGCAACCTGATAAGACTCGGATTGGTACTTGGCGCTTTCTCGGTACGCTGGGGCATTGAATAGCTGATGCAGAGTATCAAGCGTTGCACTTTTCTCGAGGCACCGGTGTAGGTGCTTCAGGGCGTCATAGATTTCGGGATAATCTCCGTAGATGTTCTTGATTTTCGAGGAACTCACTTTCCCCAACGCCTCGTCATATTGCAACGAGGCTTGTAGTAATTCTTGTAGTGCTTCCATATCTTAAAGTTTTGAATAGGCTCTGTACGAGTACCAGGTATCATTTTCAGGAGAAATTATGATATGGTCCACCACGGACATATCGAGCAGTTTTGCGGCTGCTACCAGACGCTTCGTCAAAGCATCATCATCCATAGATGATTTAGTGTTACCGCTCGGGTGGTTGTGGACGAACACAACCGAACTGGCAAGGCACATCAAAGCAGCGGAGAATACTATTTTCGGGTCTACCAGCGTCATATTTACACCCCCAACGCTTATGAGTTGATAGCCTTTAAGGTTACAATGCGCGTCAAGGTAGAACGCATAAAAGTATTCTCGGGTGTTAAGCTGGCAACCCTCCTGCATCATTGTTTTGTAGGCGAAATCCCGCATAACTTTGTCGTCATTTAGCCTCAGGGTAGTACCCTTTTTCTTACATACGAGGTTGTACTCGTAGTAGTACTTCTGATTACTCATCTTCTTGTCCTCCCCAAAGTTTAATTGCGGTTTCGAGATTCGCCTGCGCCTCGTTGACAGCTTTTTTGGCGTAGGTAAGCGTGTAGGCGTGTTCACGCGGGTACTTACCCGACTTGACGCCCTCGTGATACTCCTTTGCCACTTCGAGCTTGTGCTTGAAAAATTCAATGCTTTCCGGCATCGATAAGTCTATCTTACCAGACATACGCTCCCAGTAGGCGGCTTTCGACTCGTGGGATTCGGCTTTTTCTGTAAGCTCTACGCTTTTACCCATAGCGTTCCACGACTTTTCAATAGCTGCGCGATGCGCTTTCTCGCTGTGGTGGCCGACAAGGATAGGCTGGCCAAAAGGAATATTCGCTACGGCATCGTGCGAGCGTTGGTACGCCTCATCGGACTTTTTTCGGGCTCTGTCAGCCCAGTCTTCGTAGCGTTCCGCTTTGGCTTTGGCTCTCTCCTGATGATTGAAACCATCGGAGCGCGTGATAGAGTAAAGATAGCACTCGTCTTTCATTCCGAGAAAGTTCCAGACGATGCACTCGTTTTCTTTCCCGTACTTAGTTGTGACGAGGATTTCCTCGCCTTTTTCGTGCTTTTCGCTGCACTTTGCGACCCATACATTAGGGCAGAATTTTGTGTAAGTGTTCATGTGTTGTAGATTTTAGGTTGTTTATACTAATGTGAAATAATACTCTTCGAGATGCTCTACCGCTACTTGGTGGTAAAACTCATTGACGCGGGTAAGGTCCTCTACAAACAGGGCAGCCAGCGCACCATTGTAATGGTCGGCATAGCTTATCACGCAAAGGGATTGCATCCAATCGTTCTCGCAGGGGTCTTCTCTGTATTGCGAATCAACGAGCTCGTTGGTTTTCTTCTGCTGCTCATATCGCAGCCACCATAATTCGAATTTTTCCATAGTGTTGTAGGTTTGTTGTGTTGTCGTTGATGCAAAGGTAATAAATAAATAAAGGAGTCAAGCATTTTTTTCAATTATTTTTTATCAGACACTCTAAAACATTGATTTTTAGCACGAAACAATTTTACTAATACCCGAAAAAAGCCTATAAAAAAGCCGTTGAAAATCGTCCCAACGGCTAAAATGTTGAAAATCAATTAGTTGATAGTTTTTCCGTTCTCGGTCTCGTCAGCTCGCCCTGCTTCGGCCAGCCGTTTCGCCCAGTCGCTCACCGCCTTATCGTGGTAATAGGCGGTCTGGCTATCTGTTTTTAGATCTCCTCGCTTATAGATTTTTTTCGCGGATATCCGGTAGACTTGAACCGCATCGATAGAGTTGAATAACGTCACGTTGTAGTACAAATAAGCCTTGTTCATTCTCAGGCTTGTTATCCTGCCTATTGCGGGCTTTCCGAACCTGTCGTAGGTCTCGTACATCATGCCGACTTTTTCGAGGTATCTATCAATAAGCTCGGTCGCTACGTCAAGGTGCGAGCGTAAGTTTTTCACCCCTTCATACTTTCCCAGTACGTGGCGAAGAGTTCTATCCCTTTCCACCGCTCCGATATCATACTCCTCCAGCACCTCCACTTCGGGGGAGCCGAGCGGCCTTATGTAGAAAAAACCATCGTATCCTTTTATAGACAGGTAGTTTTTTTCGAGTTCAGAGATACTGATGATTTGATTTATGTAGCCAAGCACGTCCGATTTTTCTCGGTGTATTATACACTTTTTGAAATGCAGCTCGTCTATAACCTCGCTTTTTTCGGTTTGCAGCCTCACGAAAACATCTTCTGCCGTGTAGTCTTTTTCGGTAGCCTTTATACTTTCCCCACGCTTATACAATATTTCGGTCGCAGCCCATCGCAGGAAATCTTCAGGGGCCTTAGCAGCGACAACCCGAAGTGCACTACTGCTTTCTCGCTGTAGCCACTTCGGTATCTTCGCTTTATTTGGTTTAAATTCGCTCGGCATGATTTTTTTCGGTACGATTTTTTTCGAGGTATTCGGGCCTGAGTCTTACCACGATTTGGGAAAAATGCTCCTTGCCGTTACACACTGGGCGCAGTATGTCGATAAGCTCGAATTGCTCATGCGGCCCCATAAGGACTGTAAACGGAACGGCCATATCCAACTCGCAGTCGCAGGGTACGTCTTTCAATCGGGCTATCCGGATTGTCCCTTTTCGGTTACTCGCCCAATGCCATTCCACATCACCTAATTTTTTCGGTAAAGGCAGCTCGCCTTTACCCACGCCCAAACCAGTGTTGGTGAGCCAGCAGCAGAAGCCAAGTTTTTTAGGGCCATCGGGAGTGTCGAATACTTTGGGTTGGGTGTAACCTGCCTGTAGCAATCCATCTTTCACGCGGCCAAACGCCTTGACGGTATGCAATACATTCGAGTTGCCGATAAGGAAGAACGGCTTTTTTCGGTCGTAGCACACATCGAGAAACGGTCTTAATTCCGAGAATGGCGGGTTGCTCACCACCACGTCGCAGTCGTCGAGAAAGGGTGTGAGCTTTTCGGAGCGATAATCTCCATCCCAGTCCCCGAGTAGCAAACAATCTTCGAGACGCTGGTTCTCTCCGAACCTCACCTCGATGTTACATAGGCCATCGCGGTTATATCCGATGCAGACCAGTTTTTTGAGGCCGAGACGCACGAAGTTGTCGTTGAAGTATACCGAGAACGCGCTAAAAAGCGGGTCGTCGAAAGGACAAAGAACCTTCTTACCCTTGAAAAAGCTCTCGTACCTGCTAAGCTCTTTTTCAATATCCTCCAGACGAGTATAGTACTCATCGTCAGGGTGGGGCATATAGTATAAAGCCCTATTAAGCGATTTGTTACTCATCTTGCCAGTCTTTTAAGTTCATCCTCAACTGGCTCCCCGTCAACAACGAGTGCTATGCTTCCCGAGTACAGGGTCCTGATTACTACGCTCGGGTCGCTGGACAGCATTTTTCGGAGCGTGCAGATATGTACGTCAAGGCTTCGTTTCGCGAACTCGCTTGTGTCACCGAAAACAGCGGTAAGCAGGTTTTTCACGTTCACCTTCGTGTTTTTCCTTCTTGCGAGGTACTCGAACACGAGCCTTTGCTTTGGGGAGAGACGATACGCCACGTCGGGGTGCGACAGCTTGTAGCTAACAGGGTCGTAGGTATACTCGCCTATTTCGATAGGGTCAGTATTAGTTTTTTCGGGATAGTGTCTCGCCACTGCTCTCAACTGGTACGCTAACAATTCAGGGTCGAGCGGTTCGGGTATGCACATATCGGCCCCAGCGTCGTAGACATTTCTGATTTTTGCCTTATCGGCTCTCGTGGTCACGACAAGGCCGACTTTTTTCGGGGAGGCTTTAATGTTTTTCGCAACCTCCGCATCGGTTTTTGTCAGAAGTACCAGTGAAGGTTTTTGCGCTTCGAGCAGGTCAGTCACCTGCGTTGGTGTGGGCGGCTGCTCGTACAAAACGATTTTGCAATCCGCGCCTACCATCTCGAGCGACGCAAGAGCGTCGTCACTAATCGGCTTTTCGCCAAGGATGAGGATTTTCATAATAAATCTTTTGCTTCGTTTAGTATCTCGTTGTAAAGTATCTTAAACCATGCAGGGCGCGTCTCGTACAAGTCCCGATACGTTTTTCTGCGCAGGTTAGTGCTATTCATGCTGCCCGCTATGGCCATTTCCGTGGCCGTACGGCGTTTTTCGGTCTCACGATGCTCAACAATCCGTAGTTCGAGCACAGACCTTTGAGCGTCGCTGTATTCGTATAGCAGGCGTGCAGCCTCTCCCTCCCCAAAAAACAAGGGTAGTGATGGCTTGAGCCAAAACGCTATACCGTCCCTCGCCTCTGAACACTGGTAAAGGAAACTCGGCATTCGTTGGAACGAGCCGCTATACTTTGCATATTCAGTCCGGAGAGAAAATGGGATAAAGGGGGCTATAAGCTTTTTCGCCTCTCGGTTAGCAAGGAGTTCCAGCCTTTTCATTTTGCCTGTCATTTCCTCGGTCAGCAGTCTCGCAAGCTTTGTCACATGGGCGTCGGATATTTCAGCGTTGAGCGGCAGGACGGACTGATTGTAGGCCAAGGGGTCGAACACTTCGCGTTCACGGTCAAGTCGTGACGAGCGAATGTTGTCGAGCCCTCCTAAAATAGCCTCGTCCTCGCTAATGTCGAGATAGTCATCCTCGCTTCTTGCCAGTATCTCCTCAAAATCCATGTCCGAAAGGGTTCGAGTGAAACAGGTTATGCATCATTCGCTTGCACCGCTGCCAGTCAAGCATAAAAATGGCGTTTATGGCCAAAACGAATAACAAAACCCACCTAATAATTACCGCCACAGCGTAAAAAGGCGCGTACAGCCAAATTAGGGCCGTTCTCAGACGTTCTGTTGCTTTGGCTAACCTTCGCGCCCTTTTCGCCGTGTCGATGACTATAAGCCGCCTTTTACGGCTTTTTAGATACGCCTCTAAATCGGTCACGTCTTTGCAACCGTAAAGGGCGCACCAGAAATCGAGTTGCTCGGTAGGTACGCGAAACGGCCAAAGAAAACGTCTCCTTTGTTTCTTAGCGTGCTTCATAGTTTATCTTGTTTTTCTGTTGTTCGGGTGTCAGGTACGACAGAGCGCAGGTCAAGCAAGCACATGGCCGACCATCCGTCGAGTCGTTCTGATTGTACTTGCAAGTAGCGCAGGTCAAGCCTTTGTCAAGAACGGCTTGCGCTTCGTCAACGGCCTCATTCCAGTCGGGACCGTCAAACGCAAAGTTGTGTAGTATTTTCTCGATTGTCATAGCTTAGTATTTTTTGCCGTGTTTGTAAGGTCTCGTTTCGTTGTACTCCATCTTCCAGAGGATATGGTTGTAAAGGTCGGTTATACCGTGAGTGTAGGCATAAGCGTAGATTATTTTCAGCATAACTCTTGGGTCGAAAGCCCCTGCGAATCTGCTACACAGGAATATGCAAAAACTGTCGAAGGGCACGTCACTCCATGCTTTTTCGGTAGTCTCCTCGCGGAAAGGAATGTTCTCGATGGGGCCTGATAAACTACCCTCTTTTATCCAGCCGAGGTAATCGTACAGACGAATGCAAATATCGGCATACTCCTCCTCGACGGAACCTTTAATATAGGCATTATAGCGTTCAGCGAAATCGGGCCATACAGAAGTCCGGTTAAGAAATGCCCAGACATCTGCTATACTGTTCTTTCTGTCGGCTTCGACGAGTTCGGCCACTTCGCAGATGATTAGTAACCTGAGCTGCTGGTCGTGCTGCCCTTGCGGGTGAAATCCGTGGTCGCAGGCGTTTTTATAAGCTCTCTCGACCAATCGGCCTGTTGTAGATGCAACAGGTGGTGTGTTTTTTTCTTTCATTGTCTATAAGGTTTTGTTAGTTCTGCAAAAATAGTGAAAAATGTTATATCTGCAATAAAAAGGTTTAAATTTTTTTGTTATGCCTCATAAGATATTGATTTATAGTTTTTTGTATTGTTCAATGTCGGCTTTTAAGGACTCCAATAATCGGCCTTGCGTAGCTTCCTTCTTTGCAAGCGTCTCGGCTACAAGCTCATCGGCGGTTCCCCTCGCCAATATGTGGTGTATGACGACCTTTTCGGTTTGTCCTTGTCTGTACAAGCGGGCGTTGAATTGCTGGTAGAGCTCAAGGCTCCAAGTCAGGCCGTACCACACGATTACCGAGCCGCCTCTTTGCAGGTTCAAGCCGTGACCAGCCGACGCGGGGTGCGCAAGCAGCATCTTGATTTTACCGTCGTTCCAGTCCTTGATGTCCTTCGCAGTATCCAACGTCCTCGGCTCAAGATGGGCGAACCGCCTGATAATTCTGTCGCGGTCCGACTTGAAGCTCCAAGCCACAAGTAGGGGCTTGTCACCATTAAGCTCTACGATTTCGTCGAGCGCGTCCAGCTTCTCGTCGTGTATCTCGTGGGGCGTTCCGTCCTCGTCGTAGATGGTACCATTGGCGTACTGGAGCAGCTTGTTCACAAGGGCGACCGCTGTCGGAACAACAAGCGTCTCGCCTGTATCGGCCAGCTCCATGATGCGCTGCCGCTTGAAGTCCTTGTAGCCTTGCATGACGTTTTCCCCAAGGTCAACCCAGATTTCGTTGTTGATGCGCTCGGGCAGCTCGATGTAATCTTTCGCCTCCATACTGATGCAGATGTCGGCTATCTTGTCCTTAATCTCCTTTTCGGCAAATACTCTCGGCTTGTAGGTGTACACCACATTGCCGCTACGCTTGTCCGGCAAGAAGTAAAAGTTTCGATAATTCGTGATGGATTTCATCAAACGCTCGCCCATATCGAGCAAATATATCTGCGCCCAAAGGTCTACGAGGCCGTTGGGCGAGGGGGTGCCGGTCAGACCGACAACCCTCTTGAAGAAGGGACGAACTTTTTTCAGTGCGTTGAACCGCTTCGACTTGTTGTTTTTAAACGAGGAAAGCTCATCTATAACGAGCATATCGTAGGGCAGCTTGAAACCGAAAAGGCGGGCAAGCCAGGCCACGTTGTCGCGGGACACGATATAAATATCCGCATTGGCATACGCGGCCAACGCTCTTTTTCGGGGGTCTCCTGTTATTTTCGAGCAGCGGAGATGCGTAAGGTGCTCCCACTTTTCGCACTCCTCCTCCCAGACTGTCTCAGCAACTCTTTTCGGGGCCACGACAAGTACTTTGGCCACCTCAATGTAGTCATAGATAAGGGCTTCTACGGCGGTTAGCGTCGAGACCGTCTTACCCAAGCCCATATCAAGGAACACACCGCAGAACGGATGCTTTATGATATGCTCCACAGTGCGTTCCTGATAGCCGTGTAAGTCTGTGCGTTTCATACGATATACATTCTCGGAATGCCGTAATTTTCAGCGTATTCGAGTTCAAGCTTCACGCCTTTGCTGGTCGATTCTCCGTCAATGACGTAGATATAATCGCAAAGCTCAAGAAGCGCGTAGGACACGTTCATATAGCCCTCGTGCGTAAAAGCAAAGTCGCCGTTAGCCGCGTGTGGCAGGTGGTCGTTTAGCCTTGCAGGGTTGACGACGACATAGCCGCGAGCCGTAAGCCGTCTTTCAACCTCCGCGAACTTAGTTAGGTATTCCTGGGGCGAGTAGCCCGTAATCGCGCCACTGATGTAAACGACGGTCTGGGTAGTCTTTTTGTAGGTGTTTTTCATATCTGTAAGTTTTAACGTTGTCGTGAGGCGGGCGAGGCTCGAACTCGCACGATGAGGGCCAGAAACCCTCGTGACCTATCCATGTTGGTCAACCGCCCCACACCCCGCCGTATCGGTCTGTCGCAGATGGATGCGGCGGGGATTTGGATGGAAATTAACTAATAACATATTGAAACAACACAGCGTCTTTGCTATTCATTCGGGCAGCCTCTGGAAACCTTTTCGTGAAATCAAGATAGGCCAAACGCTAACTGGGGCTTTCACCCAACGTCCTTCCTTTGGGGACGGCGTTATTGATGAATAGTTAAAGACTCGGCACTCATGCGAGGCTGGTTGCCGAAGCCAGCCAAGGAACGGCGGCGGGCGGAGGGGTCGAACCTCCAACCGTTACTCTCGCAAGCAGCTAAGGCTTGCGCATAGTGTCATCCGTGTTACCCGCCTGTATGAAATACGCTTCGCATCTAACAAGATTTCCTTTTTTGTTCCTTTGACACTCCTTGCAGCCTATCTCGTACCCACCAAGAAACAATTCCGCCGACCTTTTGTCCTTCGTTATTAGCCTAAGCTCCGCGTCGCGATAAACCTTGTCGTCCCCTCGTACGTCCCAAGCTATGCGGTCCCTTAACGCCATGGCCATAATCAGTGCCCCTTGGTAATAGAACGAACAAGCAAATAGATTGTTTGTGTTCACCCTTACATCGTTTCGCTCTACGGCGACACGCCTTGCCGCGTCGTCCATGCTGCCTGCCTGCATAAAGTCGCCGACAAACTCTCTCGCCTTTTCGACCGTGTCGATAACCTCAACGCGGAAACCCAGCGACTTCAGCTTTTCGTGGTAGTGCAGTTGAAGCGGTCTGGGCTTCTCGCCAGTTGTCTTTGTTTCCACGAAGGCCACCCGACCGTTTGGGAACAGGCACAAGCGGTCGGGGATGCCTCCTTGGTAGTCGGCTTGCAGTTTGATGCACATTCCGCCAGCTTCTCGTATAAGCTTAACGAGCGTGCGCTCTACAAGTTTTTCCGACTCTTTTTTCATAGGTAGCCTAACGATTTCAGTTCAGCGTTTCGGTACGCCCAAGCGAGTTTGAAATTGTCGCCGAAATGACGAAGCTCTCGCCATATGCCGACTTTAAACGGGTGCACGCGGCCTTCAGCGTTCAATAGATTTTTCGGAACGAACAGTTCCACCGAGTAACCTTTGTCGGTCTTAATAACTCGGACAGGGATTCTTTTCTTTTTGCTCATAGTTCTTTGGGTTTAAAGTTAGTAAGATATTGTTGCTTTTCAAGCTCGAATATACGAGCCTTTAATGTGTACAGCTCTTTTTGCAAGGCGAGTATAACGGTCTCCTGCCTATTCACCTTGGCGCGTACCTGGTCAAGCTGGCTCATTGTATCTCGCGATTAGTTCGTCCAGACCTTCTTTGGCGCTTTGCCGAAAACCGTCAAGGGCGTTCAGTAAGCAATTTGTCTCGATTTCGTCCATACGGTTGGCCGCCGCGAAAAAAAATACCAGATACCAAGCTGTTTGGTCGTTAAGCAGCGAGTACTTCTCTCTTTTAATCTCGGACAAATAAAATTTCGCCTTTTCAAGGTCGGTTTTCGGGCTACCCTTGTATTGGTAGCGTACAAGATACTTTACGAAGCTGCCGGCCATGAAATCGAGCTTTAATGCCTTAATCAGCTCTATCGGTTCAATCGCCAGTTTTTTGTAATGCTCACTGGCGGGGGCTTTCGTTGTATCAATCATGATATTTAAGTTTTATTGTAAATGTTTCGTCTACTTTGGGCAATTTCCATTCAGGTACGTAGTTTTTCGAGACCGTACCGTCCTTTTTAATTTTATACAGAACAGGTAACACGTGCCCATTGTAAGCCGTAAAGGCTTCAAAGGCCAAAATACCCTCCGCCTCTGTGTTCAGGTCGCAAAAATCTCTCCCCGACACTTGAACGACACGTCCGATAAAAGAGCCGTATTTCTCCCGCAGGGCATCTTTTAACGCGACTATCTTATCATCCTTCTCTTTCCTGATTTTGTCCAACTCTGCATATATGTCGGCCTTTTGCTTATTTTTTGCTTCGATTTCGGCCTGAAGTTCGCCTATTTTTTCGTCAATGCTCATATGATTTACTATTTTATGCTTTCGCCGAGTAAAACTTCTTGTATCCATCAGCCGTGAGTTGGGGCGCCATATTCCTATATATTTCACAAAGTTCGTAGCCAAACTCTTTCATTTTGTAAAGGAAAAAGGTCTTTTCTTCATCAGTAGCAGGGCGGTAAAAGTTCTCATTCTCATCATAACGAGGGCCATAGAATCCATAGAGCCATTCGTTCATAAAGAGGCCCATTTCCTTATCCCAGTTGAAATAAGGATAAATACAAACACTTTTCTCACCTATTTCTACTTTGGCAACCATAAAAATGCTGCCGTACTTTGTCGCAAGGATGTCACCTGACTTTGCCTCGCGAATAAAATCTGGAATATACATATTGTTGTAGATTAAAGGGTTAGTTCTAATTGTTGTGGTAGCCATTCGAGCTTTACGTTACTCGCAGCCCGGTACATCGCTGGTGTCGGCGGAATGGCCGACCCCCGTTGCACCCTTGCGTGATACATCATCGCGTAGAGGGCGTCTCGTTCTTCAAGCGAGAGGAACGGCTCGTCTTTATTCATATCGTTAAGTTTTAGGATATTGACAATAAATCTTGCGCAAGTTCTCTGATTTCTCTACACTGTTCTTTGTAGGCTTCTATTAGTTCAGACTTCTTAAAGTCATCTTTGTTCCAAACTTCTCGAATGTACCAACAGAAACCAGCACCAAGACGACATTCCACTCTCTGCACATAGTTTTCGATGTATTGAACATCTGAGCCTAAGATATCTTTTCTTTTCATAGTAGATTATCCTTTCTTTCATATCTTCTTTGTCTGCCGTATATCGGAAAGTTCTTTGGCGTAGTGATAAGTCGCCAGCCCGCCATGCCGCGCATAAGGTCGTTCAGCTCTCTCGCGTTCCGTTGGTTTAATTCTGACTTCTCACGGCCCAACGCTTCACACCATATTTCCGCGATACAAGCCTCATATCTTCGCTCTGTGCCCTTTTTGGATAACGGGTTGATCAACCATACCCTCCGCTCATCCAAAGCCATCTGAGGCCATTCTGAGGGCAAAAGCAAGTCAAGGTATTTTTCGATGATGCCGACGCGCTCATCCATATCGGCGTGACGAGTTTGTTCAAGCTTCGCGGTCTCGTTGGCCTGACCGTCCAAATACAGCTTCTCGCCGTTCAGATACAACTGGTATGCTTCAGCCCAGACCATATCGACCTCATCCTGCGTAAAGTCCTTGGCCACGTTCTTCGTGGCGCGTTCTGCGTGTACATCGACGGGCAGAAAACGTCTGTTGCCCGTCGGGTCGCGCAGGAAGTCAAGACTATTCGTCGTACCGATGAACACGCACTGGCGTTTGTACGTTTCGACCGTCCTGCCGTATGCCGGGCGGAACGTGTCCTCGCACTTTGACACATACAACTTGATAGTCTCGATTTCGGCTTTTTTCAGTCCTGACAATTCGGCTATCTCCATTATCCACGCGCCTTGCAGCTGCTCAAAGGCTTCCTTGCCTTGCACGGTAGTAAACGTGTCGCTGAACCAACGCATACCGAGCCGCATGGCGAAGGTCGATTTGTAAGTCCCTTGTTCGCCGACAAGGATAAGAACCGAATCGAACTTGATGCCGGGCTCGAACACGCGAGCTACTGCAGCCGCAAGGAACATCCGAATTGTACGGCGGACGTACTCCGTATCGTTGGCACCGAAGTAGTCGATAAGCAGCGTTTCGACGCGCTCCACACCATCCCACTCCAGACCTTTGATATAATCGCGTATCGGGTGGAAATGCCTACGCTCCATTTCGACGGATAACGCATCGTCTACTTTCATTCCGTTATGGATGCCGTAGACGCACTCGATGTAATTGTGCAGCCCGGCGAAATCCACGTCACGGATAGGCTCTGGGCTTTGTATGTCTCTCCACGGCAGCGAGCGCATTGCGTATCGCTTGTTGTCGAAGTCGTTATAGGCGAAGGAGTCCTTGATGTTTGGGTCGTTGCGAAGTATCAAATTGAGGTTTTGCGAGTTGCACTCGTAGTCGCCCTTTGCGTTCACTTTTAAGTTCTCAACCCAACTATCGTCCACCTCCTCTTCGGGCTTGAAGTCAGGATAGACCTCGGCGAAATCGGACTTGGCTGTTTCGAACCTCTCCGCTGCCATTGTCCGCTTGGTTTGTTCATCATTGGCTACGAAGTCCTCCATGGCCTTGAAGCTCTTCGAGGCCGTTTCGGTTTTTTCGCGACCTGTGTCAAGGTGGCCGAACTTATGTATACGGACCAAATCGAAAGCGTTGCACAGCTTCCCGCTCGCTGGGTCGGTGCCATGGTGCGAATAGGCGAACTTGTCCTCGTAGACAACCAACCCGCCCGCCGTACTTCCCGCTGCGTAGGTGTAGCGGCCTTCCGTGTCGGTCGGTGTGTACACTTCGGACAGGAACGTCTCTATGGCTTCCTGCATGGAATAGGTACGGCAAAACGCACCAATCAACCCTTTTTTCGATAGCGGGTCCTCCTGCTTCTTGATGGTCAGACGAAGTGCCTCATCACCCTCGTCGTAAGTAACGGCCCATTCGGAGGTGTCCGACCAGTCCGTATACCTTGCGAGAATGCTATCCACGTTCAAGATAGGCCCATCTTGGTACTGGAAATAATATTCCGCATCGGACGAGACGCTCGGCCAGAACATACAACGATTAGGCTGGAACGTGGTCTTATCGAACCAGCCCATTCCTAAGTCGGCAGCAATGCGTCTGGCCACCGCCTGAAACTCGTCGGCTGAGACTTCCCTGTCGAGAGGGATAATAAGGCGGTGACGAGGCTTTTCTGGGTTGGATTTATGCGTTGAGTGTATGCAGGCCGCACAATCGTACAGATTGACGAAATCCAGCCAAAGGTTGCTGTGGGAAAAATCCGCGTCAAGGGCTATAATTTGGCGATACAGAAGATTTGACTTGCTTCGCTTTGCCCCTGACAGGTAGCCCCCGACAAACGCACCCACGTCCTTTGTTTTGAGTTGGTCATCCCTGCTCATTAGCATGAACGCCTTGTAGGTCTCCTTAGTTCTAATCGGTTGGGATAATCGGTCGAGCAGTTCGCTCCATTTCAAGCGCGTGTTCCGCCAAGAAGCGGATTGTGCACTCGCGCCAATAGCAATGTTGATTGATATGTCGTGTTGTAGTTCCATTTTCGTGGTTTCCTTTTTTAGTCTTTCAGGTAAAATTTGGTCAGATAGCCATCTGCCCTAAGAGGCAGGTCAGCTGCCCACTTCGGCGGGACGCTCATCAGTTTCACCATATCATCGTAGGCTTCTTTCGCAGTGTCGTCGTCTGCAATCTCGGCTATAACCTCATCGTGAATATGCATCACGATTTCGTAGGAGTGCCGGACGGTGCCTTTAGACACGTTCATCATGGCGAAGGCCAGCAGGTCGCGCGCTATGGCTTGGACGATGTTCTCGGTCAACTTACCGCCGTAGGTGTCAACCTGCGTCCATTGTTTGGTCTCTTGGTTCATGCCCTCGTACAATAATGAGCGCACCTCCTTGCGGCCAACGAACTTGGACGAGATTAACGGATTGCGATAGAACAATTCGCGACCCGATGGCAACCCGATACGCATATACTCATCGTCACATGTAAAGTAGACGCCTCTATATTCAGGCATTTCAACTTTCTCGCGGTGACGAACCGCCCAGAATGCAGCATTCTCGAAGTCAGCCCACATTCTCACGATAGAAGGGTTGGCTTCACGCCATTTCAGCGTCAGGCCTCTCATTTCGTCGTTGGAAAGCCCCATCTTATCTCCGCCCATTCTCGTCAGGGCGCCGACACTGCCGCCATAACCCAGAGCCAGTTCAGCGATTTTCGCCTTGGCCCTCAGCTCTGAGCCCTTAGTAATTGAGGCGATAGGCACCCCGAACATACGCGAGCCCGTGGCTTCGTAGATTTTACCATCGCCGTGGAACACTTTCATTCTCCATTCCTCAGACGCGAGCCACGATATTACCCGGGCCTCAATTGCCGAAAAGTCGGCCACCGAAAAGGTTTTGCCCTCTGGAGCGATAAGAGCGGTACGGACTAATTGTGATAGCAGGTCCTGCACGTCGCCATAAACCATACGAAGCATATCTACGTCACGGCTTTTCACATGGTCACGCGCATCGGCGAGACGCTGACCGTCGAAATGGTTTTTCGACAGGTTCTGCAACTGAATGAGGCGACCGGCCCAACGGCCAGTGCGATTGGCACCGTAGAACTGAAACAGCCCTCTCGCCCTGCCATCTTTGCCAACGCAAGCCATCATAGCATCATACTTTTTGACGGAGGTCTTAGAGAGGCTTGCCCGAATGTCGAGCATTTCGAGGATTTCGGGGTGCTCCGAAAAGCCTTTACGCAGGTCGGCTAAACTGTCCTTCGAGAAACTACTAACTGTCTCGCCTGTCAAATCTTTTACCCATTGCTTGAGCTGCGCAACCGAGTTAGGATTGGAAAGCCCTGTAAGCTGTCGAGCTTGCAGCGTAAGTTCCTCGGTGTATTCATCCGACACGGCCACGGCTGAAGATGCCAAATCCAAATCGACTTTTACACCGTGGTCGTTGATGCGCTGGTCGAGTGCGTACAATTCACGTTCGAAGGCTGGTATTTCGTATCTTTTAAGCCTGTTGTAAATCTCGCGCTCGGCCAACACATCGTAGCTGTTATACTCAATGTACATTGCCCACTTCTCAAGGTTGTGCTTCGGTAGATTGCGTGTCCGGTACTTGTTTATCGCGGTCGGCTTGCAGGGACAACTGAAATACTTGATAAGCATCTTACCTGAAGCCAGTTTCTTGTCTCTTAGGTCAAGGACTTTTGACACTTTGTCAAGGCTCAACGGCAAACCGCAATAAGCCGACAAAACCGAAGTGCAATACCATCGGCTCGCGGGCTGCTTCATCCCAACACGGGCAAAGCAGATACGCTCGAACACCGCGTTATGGGCGTGAAGCCTAACCAAAGGACTATTAAACAGCTCTAAGAAATCAGGGTCGAGGAAAACAATCTTTGCTTCTGTGTCACCCTCGAAATCGTCAGGCAGTCCAGCAGCAAGGTCGATAGTCCTAACAGGCTCATCGTCTACAGCGTAGCCAATAAGCAGTATCTCGAAGTCGTCGGATTCAACGTATTTATACGCTCCGCACTCCTCAATATCTACAGACGAGTAAGTCTCAATATCGATGAATAGGTCTCTCATAGTCGTTTCGTTGTAGTGCGCCTTAGCGGAATCGGACCACCTACCCACGGAAAAGTTATCAAAAAAAAACCACGAGCACTCCAAGAGGCGCAAAAGCGGGATTTCGTTTCACAACGTCCTCCCGTTTCGAGGGCTTCCACCGTCACGGCCTCCGCTCTCCGGACAAATCAAACTAATAACTAATTCAAATAAACACTTAGCAAATGAAACACAAATTAGAATAGTCTTTAGCTGTTGCTAAAGTCGAGGTCGCTCCGTCACGGATAAACCATCGAAACCAGCAATTCCCTAATCGTTGAAAACGGCGGGTTTTCACCGCACGGTCACTCCTTATTGACCGACATTAGGGTTAAACAAATTCAAATCAATACGAAAATGAGCATTAGTAGAGGCGCGTCAGGGACTCGAACCCTGTAAAAAAGAACGTACTACAACACTATAAAGAAAACCGCTCTTTTTTGTGTAACCTTACCACGCCAGATGGGAGAGGCGGGCAACCGCCTCTCGGTCGTGGAACACCTTTTTTCAGCTGTGGTAGGCTTTTTACCCGAGTAGCGGGTCGCTGTAAGCGTTCTCACCTCCGAAGTCGTCTTCAGCTGACGAGAAGCCGCCAAGCGGTTCGCCATCTTCGAGCTTCTGGAGATTGTTCAATCCGACAGCGATGCCCTTAGTGCCGTTGAAGTCGTAGCCGTAGAAGTTCAGCGACGCACGGCCGTAACAACCGCTGTAGAAATCGTCAGGATTGATGATAGGGTCCAAGTTCGCATCGACAATGCCTGGTCTACGCTTTGATGTAGCGTTGAGGAACATCTTTCCTTCGAAAGAAGGGTCGTCGCTACGCTCTAAGTCGCCATCGCGCAGAGGCATCTTGAGAGTGGCACGATTGACCACGCCATTCTTGTTGGCCAGTTTCGGCTTGTCATTGACAATAGCCGCTTCAACGGCCTGCTTGATTTTCTCGATGGTGAACTTGTCGTTCTTGTCTACGAGAATGCAGATGGTGTACTTTCCATCGCCTTCTCCGTCACCCTCATTCATGCGAGGGCTAAACACGTTGCAGTAGGAAAATCTGACTTTCCCCGTTACGATTTTAGTAGGATTTGACATATCTGTAGGTATTAAAGGTTTTGTGTTTTGCAAAGGTATGTAAACGGATTTAATCCGCAATCAATTTTTTCAACTATTTTTCATTATGTTGTGTAATTCACTGAAAATCAGCGTTTTATTCATCTTTGAAGTCGTTTACAGCGTTTACATTCGGGTCCATGGCGGGACGCTTGTCGCTCATCGGGACCAAGGTCGGCTTGCCTTGCGGCTTGACAACGTACTGGCTGAGAAGCGAGGCGAACTCTTTCTTGCCGAGGATTTTCTCCAAGGCCGTTATGCCTTTCAGCTTCATGTCGTAGAACACATCGTCGGTGGCTTGTGGGTAAGCCTTGAACAGCGTCTCGGCTATTACCTTCTCTTCTGCGTTGAACTTACGGACGCTTCGTCCTTCAACAAGTTTAAAGTTCGGCCACTGCTTGCCGCGCATCGCCCAATCGAGCGCATAGGTCTGCACAGTTTCGATATGCTCCTTAATGGTCGGGATTTTCTCCAACAACTCAGAGAGTTGCTCGTCAGAAAGCAGATGCGGGTTACCGAAATCCTCCTCCGCAGCTGCCATCGTTTGCTCGTACAGGGCTTTGCACCGAGCCGCGACTGAACAGAACTTGCACCAAGGGCCTGTCTGGAGTTCACCCTTACCTTCCCAAGCGAGTTGAGCCTTTTCACGCAACTCGGTGTCGGCCCATTCGTACAGCTCCACCACGGAGACTTTCCATGACGAGATATTGTCGATTCGAGGCTGAACGATGGTCAAGATTACGTCAACGGGGTTGTAGAGAAGCTCCAACTTTTTCAGCACACCGAGAGCGTACAACTTCAACTGCGGGTTGTTATCCGCGTAGACAGGGACGCCCTTGCCGTATTTCAAGTCGATAACCTCCACAACATCGTCAGAGGCGATGATGCAGTCCGCCGTTCCGAAAGACTGCGGAATGTACTCTGACAAGTCGAGTTTCGCCTCGACAAACATTTCCATGCCGAACTGGGCCATTTCGTTCTGACAATATTCGACGTACTGAGCCACGTAATCCGGCATATCTTCTGTGTAAAGCTCGTTGGCCTCGATAGCTTTCATCTTTGACGCTACGTTTGTAGCGTTCAGCAAGACTTCGGCCATCTCATGGGCCAACGTGCCCTCACGAGAAAACACCGACCCAGTTCGCTTGCCGTACTCGTCCTCAAGGCGAGCCGATGGCGTACAATTCAACCACCGGCTCGCGCCTGAAGCGGATAAGATAGCGTGACTTCTTTCCGCGTGTCCCATATCACGATAAGGAATTAAGGAACGAAATCATTTCGGGGTACTTGGACTCGTCCAGAGCGGACAAGGAAGGAACTCCGAGCTCTTGGAGCTTGTTGCGGATTTCCTCACGGTGGCCTTGCAACTTCGGGAAGAAAGCCGCTTTCAAGTCGTCAAACGTACTGGCAGCTTGAGAAGGTTGCGGAGCAGGTTGCGGAGCAGGTTGTGGAGCAGGTTGCGGAGCAGGTTGCGGTTCGGGCTGAGGAGCAGGCTGAGGCTCCTCTTTTTTAGCGCGTGTGCGCTTTTTTTGCTCAGGTTGAGGAGCAGGCTGCGGTTCGGGCTGCGGCTCAGGCTGAGGGGCAGGTTGCGGTTCGGGCTGAGGAGCAGGCTGCGGCTCAGGCTGAGGGGCAGGTTGCGGTTCGGGCTGAGGAGCAGGCTGCGGCTCAGGCTGAGGGGCAGGTTGCGGTTCGGGCTGAGGAGCAGGCTGCGGCTCAGGCTGAGGGGCAGGTTGCGGTTCGGGCTGAGGAGCAGGCTGCGGTTCGGG